GCAACCACTCTGATTGTTCCAGATTTTGAATGAGTATAAGGATCCACAGTAATATCAAGAGATCCGTAAAGACCAATTAATAAGTCTGCAAAGTTACCAAAGTAATAATCACCAGCAGTAACTTGATTAGATCTGACAACGTCATAGCCATTAATTTGACCATCTGAGCCAACGATCATTTGACCAAAGCCACTAGCTTTATCTACAGTTTTCAGGTTGCCCCAATCTGAAGGTTTAGCTATATATCTTAGATTACCTTGTAATGCATTATCAGCAGAAACAGCAGATTCCATTGCAACTAACTCACTAAAGGTAGGAATTGCAGCAGCAAAAGTTGTTGTATTAATACCTGAAGTTGCAGAAATACCTGTAGGCTGTCCTGAAGAACCAGAACCAGCTAAAGCACCTAAATCTATTGCAAGAGCAATAGCTTCAGATAGGTCGTTTCTTACTAAGTTTTCAACATCTAAGCTAGACTGCTGAAGCATTAATCGAGAAATTTCAGTAGTGCCACCGATTTGCTTTGGAGACATTGTTACTGAACCAACTGTAAACTCACTCTCAGTACTATCTCCGCCTTCAGTTGCTATCCAAGCAGCAGTAGAAGCAGCAGTTTTCTTAGGTATTACAACATTTCCAGAGAGTCCACGTAATAACGTACTCCCAGCGTTCATAACTGAAGATTTGTTTCTTAATACGTCTATGAAGTCTCCACCTCTGTAATCTTGAGCGATTAGAGTTGCATCATCTGAAGTATTTAAGTCTCTTTGTCCCCAAGATCTTAATAAATCTGAAGGCATCATAATACCTTGAGCAGTTTTACCTTGTTGTCTTGCAGCTTCGTTTGAACATTCAAATTCAAATGCAGCAGCTTCTTGAGCTTTTCTATCTGTTGGGTTTGCTAAAGCATTGATTGCTCTCACTAATGAGAACTCTCTTACTTCTTCTTTAGTCATACCAATTTCTGAAGGAGTCTCTAAAGGAGTGTCGTTAGAAATATTTTCTAATAATACACCTCTAAATTCTTCAACAGAAATGCCATCACCGATTGCTTTATCAGCTAGATCTCTTTTGTTGTGCTTAACAGCTAAGTCTATGATTTCTTTAGAATTTCTTTTGAATTCAGCTTTAGCTTCAGCAACAGTTTGTGATCTAACTTCATCAAGATTAATTTCTTGTTTTTCGTTTTCCATTATTTTCACCTTTGTTGTTTGTGTTTTTTGTTTATCTTTAGAACGACCAACTCCGACTTTTTGAAAGTCTTGGTCTGCTGGAATTGCAACAATACTAGCCTCAAGAGCCTTCCAAGAAGCTCTGTAATGATCTCCAATAATATCGTTTGTAGCTCGTTCCATTTTAGTTATAGAATATCCGACTGAAATATTTCTCTTAATTCCATCCAAAACATCCCTGTACACTTGTTCGGCTAAATCAGATTTTCCAAATCTGACTACTGCTATTGTCCTTTTAGCAGCCTCATCAAGTTTAAATTCTTCGATAACTCCAATTTGGCGTTCCATATCATGTGAATCCAAAAGTGGAGCTGTGCCTGAAGCCATAAATGACATATCTATATCTTCAGCATTATGTGAAAGTACCTCTTTTCCAAAAGATCTTTCAACTGGTGTTTCTGAGCTTACGCCAATACGCACCCTTCTATTCTCTTCATCAATATATGAAGCTCTTGATAGGTCAATAGTTCTGTAGTTTATTTCAGGACTTATTGCTCTTTCTTCTTCTTCAATATCAACTGCTACCTCTTCGGCAGACTCATGTTCTACATCCTCATGCTTTGCAAACTCAACAACTACAGTGTTGTCAGTTTCACTAACATTAAGGATATGTCTATCTTCTTTATTCATAGATTTCTCCTCACTATTTAGTGGATGTTTTTCCAATTCATTAGAATTGAAATCGTTAAAATCCCTAATGGGATTAATTTTTGTTAAAGTGCTGAACTTATGTCCTACTTCAATATCTGTAGGTTCACCACTTCTATAAACTTGTATTAAGGCTGCTGGGTCATCTTCAGTTCCAGTAATAGTTAATTCACTATTAGGAATGTTTATTTTTCCATCCCTTTCAATCTTAATTATTTTTCCTCTAGCTCTACCACCAGCACTATTCCAGCTTACAAAATCGCCTATCTTTAGTGCATTAGGCATAGCTCTATCTTCATCTTTTTTCATTTGTTCAACTAATCTTTTTGACCAGGAATAACCAGCATCACCACCCCATAACGCCTAGGCTATTCTCCCATTAGAGGGATAACCATCTTCACCAGAACTAAATCCCTCAGCCTGCTTATCAACTTGATGTCTGCTAAAATAGCTATACATTCTTTTTATTGTTTCGTCAGATAGATTTTCATTTGCTACTATTTGTCTTGCTCTTACAGCCCCAACTCTAGTGCCACCTCTACCAAATTCTTCACGCCAATCTAAACCTTTTTGTGCTTCAGCTCTCATGCTTTGATTGGGTTTACTCATCATCATCTCCGCCCTGTATCTTCGCTTCTACAGGTAGTTTCTGACCAAATGGTTGATAAGCTATTTCAATGTCGTATTGTTTCGCTAATTCTATTTCTTTTTGATGTTGTTCAAATAATTCTTCTGTATCTCTTCCATAAGAAGCAGATATGTCCGCATAAGTTAAAGTTCCATTTTGTAAACCAACAACATTGGCTTGCATTTCCTTTAATGGATCTATCCAGGAGAATGATCTAGGTATAAAGTTCACTGAATTAGCAAATTTATCAAACTTACCTATTGGTAAATTAATATAGCCAGTTGATATAGCCATTTCTAACCATGATTGAAATACAGGGTTAATAAAATGCTCAACTACAAACTGCTGATAAATCATATACATAGATCTATCTTCTAAAGCACCCTGTCTGATAGAACTGTAATTAACTGAAGTTAAATCATTAGATAATGAGTGATAAGAAATATTAAGACCAGATGCTATGCTTCTTAATACGCTAGTTGTAAAAGAATCAAATGCAGATGTAGGGTGTGTAGGATCAAATGCTTTAAAATCCATGCCTGCTGGCAATTGTTCAAAAACTCCAGCCTGAGCATTAGTTGTAGGATTAAATCCATCTTCAAATTCACCATCACCAACATAACCATCACCATCTGGAGATGTAAAGAATCCCATTTTAGAAGCTCCAACCCTTGCAGCTACTATTTCAGCTTCTAAATAACCATTTAGCATTTTTACATTCGCCATAGCAGTTGCAACTAAAGATATACCTCTAGTTTGTTCTGCTCTTTGTGGTAAGTAAGCGTGGATTATTTCATCTGCTGGCACTCTAATGTGTTCTATGTTGCCCATGTATGTTCTGTCATACGGATGTTCTTTAAATAAGTGATAAGCTACTGGTTTGTCGTACTTATTTACCTCAACACCCATCTTTATACGATTGCCAGTGCCTTTGTAATAGTCATTTTTAGTTTCATCTAAATGGTCTGCTTCTAAAAACTGTAATGTAAATCCAAAAGGTGATTCATTAGACTTAATCTTCCTAATTAATACCTCACCATCTCTACATAAAGATTCAATAAAGATTTTTTGACAGTCTAAAAAACTTAATCTCCCATTAGCAGTACAATTACCAACCTTTGACCATTCCTTCCAGGCACGTTCAATAAGTACATTTGCACCTATATCCAGTGATCCATCATCATTTCTTGCTTTTGAAGATACTCTGATTCCATGCTTACCAATAACATTAGATACCATTAAGTTAAGATATCTTGATATATAGGAGTCATTTCGTGCTAATTCTCTAGCTCTATCCCTTAATATTCTTATATTGTCTTTAATTTCTGCATCAGCACTTGTAGATGATGTAATGAAGTCAGCAAATAGCCTTCCAGTGTTAGCACCAGAGTAACTTCTTTTGAATGTTTGTTTTTTTTGTATTTTAGGATTATCTAAACCTAAAATTCTGCTATACCATGCCATTATTTAGTAAACCTCACCTTGGGTGTATTTCCTGTACCCTGTCCGTTTCTAATTCGTGCTAGTTTTATTTCTTTTAAGTATTCAGCTTTGTATCTGTCTCTAAATGTCATTAATTCATCTACAGACATTCTAGATAGTGATCTACCAGCAATAGACATAGAAGATTGGTCAATAGTGGCTCTGCCCTCAATAACAGCTTGAATATTATCAAGCACTTTTTTAGCGTGGCTTCTAAGGTCAGCGTTTGTATCAGCAAGATTTTGAGTAATTGATGTTCTGCCTGAGTCCACCATGATTCTATTAGAATCAGAAGTCTTAGTTATATATGCTTCCCAGATGTAATCACCAACTGTATAACTAGTTGTAGATGATGATGCTGCTTCAATGTAATAAGTAGAGTTAGCTTCTACAGCAGTAAGTGTAAATTTGTGATTTCCACCACCACCAGAATCTTCATGGAACTCAAAAGTAAGTGAATATGAGCCTACAGGATAGGTTTCAGCTAAATCGTCACGTTTCCATGCCCAAAAGTCACCCAATACAAGCGTACTAGGTTCTTTTGTTGAGTAATTTTCTCTATCAAATGCGTTAGACAAGCAAAAACCTCATATTATTATTAGATTAATCTACTAATAACACTAAGGTGCATAAACTAATTGTCAACTCTTGGGTATGATATTTATATATTTATTTCCAAGAAGTAGCAAAATTACCTCTATTTATGCCTTTTTTACTGCTTTTGTTCTTAATTTGTGGCTCAGATGCGTTACCAGTTAGTAATCTTTGCTCAATAACTTCAAAATTAGGATTTAATATATAAACTGCTGCTAATGAGTAACAAATTGTATCAAGGCTCTCATTCCTTTCACGGATCTGCTTCCAATATAAGGTTTTTCTACCTTTTACAAATTTAACAAACCTCTGCTCTGCTGTAAGTTGGCGAAAATATTCTTCATCTACTGTTGATGGAAAATGCAAGGTAGAATAACCATATTCAGACGCCAATCTTGAATAAATAACTTCTTTTGCTGTATCACTTCCGACTGGATATAGCGTGCTATTATCTTTTCCTACTTTTGTAGGTCTACCAACTACTGACTTACCGCTTTGTGATTGTCCTTTTATAGCAAATATTCTTCTTCCTTTTTTGTTTTTAGTAAAAGCATAGACCATTTGAGTTTGAAATCCTGAATCAATAGTCGTGCAACTTATTGTCATCACCCTACCTGAGTGAGTTTTAAATTTACTTTGCAAATAATTATCTAAATCATTCCACACCTGTATTTGACCAGTGCTACCATGCAAAATCTTATAATCCACAACCCACATCTCATAATCATGCGAATAAGCTACGACTTGAGCTTCTATTCTATTTTTTTGTATATCAACACCGCAAGTTAAAACAAGAGCTTCATCAGGTATTGTCTCCATATCATAACTTTCTCTTCTTGCCATTAAACCCTCTGGCTGGACTGCTTCCTCTGGTTCTGGCTCCCAAGTTTCAGCAAGAGATGTGTTTATAAATGTTTTTAACATTTCAGGCTGTTTTTTAGCTTCTAAAAAGTTTTCAGCCATTGATCCCCATGTACTAAATACAGAATAAAGCTCATTAAGATGAAATCCTGCTGTTTTTTTTGTTTCT